CAGATAATTTTTTTGAAATATTTATTCACAAAAACAATTTGCCTTCCGTTTCCGTATTTACTACAATTTATTCTATTTATATTTAATATATCCCCTATGTCATTTACATCAATAGATGTGTCTGTTGATGACACCGTGTGAACAACATCTACGCCTGCGGAATTCATTCCTGCGACAAAACCGCTTTCATTTATTGGCATAAATATTTCAAAAAAATTATCTGCGTAAGAATTAGATTTTGCTGCCAATAACCAAGTACCTCCTGTCAATGACCTTTGAACAGGATTAACAGGGTTTGCTCCATCAATAAAAGTTCCATATGCTTCATATCCCTTGTCAGTAAATGTTACTGTATTACCTGTTACATTGCCTGTTCCATTTAGACCTGTCCTATTTTCTAAGACAGTTTGTATTGCAATTTTTTGAACCGTGTTATTACCTGAATAATTCATCAGTAAGTAGTCCCTGCATAATTCTGAAATCTCAAAACTTGTATCGCTTAAAACTCCTTTATTTTTTACTATTTCATATCTTAAAATTCCATCAATAGTAATGTAACAAATCGTAGATTTAACTGAAGAGGGATTTACATTTATAGATTTATACTGTGGGTTTCTTAAACAAATATTTGCCATCTTTTATTTTTTTATTCCTAATATTATATTGTTTTCAACGTCTAAAGCATAGGCGTTTATTATATCATCCCCAAGCCTTTTCAATCCTGATTCAAAAGGTTTTGTAAAAAACTTATTACCTTTTAATCCCTGAGCATAAATACTTTTTTGTAACCAAAACCCCATTGACCTGTAAGAACCCTTTTTAAACTGCCCTGCGCCCTTTTGCCCTTTCTTGACCCTGAACCTTACGTTTTTACTTTTTGCCCAATTAATAAGCATATCTAAAGGTGGCATTTTTGATTTGTATTTAAACTTACTCAATGGCGCTTTTTGAACACCTACTCTTCCTGTGATACTGCTATCGACTAAACTTGGATTAGCACCCTTTACCCCTTCATCAACAAAAGGTCCGTAATCTTCCATTAAAAATTCAACCAATATTGCATCGCCTTCAATTATAATATCAGCAGACAATGAATCATACAAAGCCCCTTTTTTATCATCTTGTGTAAGGTTTTTTCTAGACTGTTGTATAACGTATTTTGAAAACCTATTTAGTTCCGCCTCTAGTTCATCATAGTTCATCAGCAAATGTATATGTCATTGTAAATCATAACATTTATATCAGCAGTCCAACCCGCTAGTTGATTGTCAAACCTATCATAAAAAGGTTGTAATGTTGGGCTTCCTTCTAATTGGTATTGCTCTGTGTATAATGTTCCCTTTCTTAATCTTTGTATAAGCCTATTTAAGACCGCTAGTTGAGTGTTTAAAATATCCTGAAGGTTATTGTTCCCTGTAAATCTATCATAGGTTAATTCCTTTGATTGGTTCACTACATCACAGGCTAGGATGCTAAGGCTAAACATCAATACATTTTCCTGATCTGTAACATTGTTTACAATAATATGACCGATTGGAAATATATCTTGTTTGTAGAGGTTTATATCTGTAATATCCCCTGTCGTTACAGTATTAATATTTTTGTCTTTTAAGAGTTCTTCTTTAATTACTTCTGTTAATTTATAATACCCTCTGATTCCCTCGTTTGCCATTATTTAAATTTCTTTTTAATTTCTTTTGCCTCTAAATCTGCTTTGTCTTTCATAAATGATAGCATCATAAAAGATTCGTGCATACTTAATTTAGTGATATTTTCAAATCGTCTAATGTCGCCGTGAGCGAGTCCATAAATTGATTGATACCAACCCCACTTTTTTGAGAATTGAGATACTGCGTCAAGGCTGTTGTTTCCTCCTGCTCCAAAGAGTTCATCATAACTTGCGACAATTCTAGCCCTAAATTCCACAAAAAAAAAATTGCAGACATAACAGCATCCATCGGCATATCTAAAACATCGTTAGAGGTGTCAATGTTATAATCTTCTATTGAATATTTTTCTTTTAATTTAACTATAACAGGTCTGTAAAGAACGTTCATAGCTTTTTCCATATTGTCCCAATCACCGATAAAAGTATCTAAGTCAATATATTCGCCAAGCGTAAGAGCATCTAGTTCAGGGTGAAAACCGTATTCCTTTTTTCCTAATTTGAATTTAGTAACCAATGCAGGTTTCTGATCAAATAGTTCACTTATTATACTTGCAATTTCCTCTGTGTCCTTTAACTTTAAACGCATAACATCTTCCAAGCTAATTTTACAAAAAACCTGTATCATCTTTGCATTGAGGAATCTATCTTGCTCGTTTTCTTTTTGTATCTCTAAAAACTTTTTGTATTGTCTTAATGTGATTTCACTTAAAGAATTTGGAATGTTTATTTTTATTGGCATATTTATATAACGTATTTAAAATTGTTTTTTATAACGTAAATATAATAAAAAAAAAAGACAGCCTTTTAAAGCTGCCTTACGTATGAATAAAAAATAATATTAGAACTCTAAAGGTTTATCCCTTAAACGCTCCAATTCCCTTTTAAGATAATCCTGCGCCTTTACTAAGTCCCCTATTTCATCTTTCTTTTTCCCTGCTCTGATAATGTATTTTAAAATATTACCTCGACAGAAATTTAATTTATAGTCATTTACAATATCAATCACATCATATTGCTTTGTCTCGTTTTCATAGTGTGGTTGCGTTCCTTTCATAATCTAAATATTAAATATTAATCCTATTACTGTTCTTGCTATAAAATATGCAGGAATCAAAATAATCATTACCGTTTGAACTTTTTTAAATTGCCTACCTAACCTACCTGCTCTGCTTAATGTTTTCATATCTATTCGTTTTCTAAATTAAAATCTGCGTGTTCTTTACAATCTGAACACAAATCTGTTTCCCAAAGTGGTGATGCACCACAGCAATTTGATTCTTCCATATATTATTTTTTAAAAGATTTTATGTTATTTTCTTCAAGTACTTGAGATATTTTTAAACTTCTTTTTATTGCAGCTTTGTTAATTACACTGTTTTTAATTTCATCATTTTTACTTGTAAAGTTTTTTACATTGTAATATTCAGCCCGAAGAGCAAAACATTCTGCACTTCTCTGATCGTTGTTTACTGTGGTTTCAGATAACTCAACTTTGCAATATTTAGGAAATTTAGAAAGTAATTCTAAAGCAATATCTTTTTGTGATATAGGAATTAACACCCTTAATCTATCCTCAAATATTCCATTCCATTTGCAAAAGTTATAATTTGCTATTTTAAATTTTTCTGTTGTTGGATTTAAATTTGTCATAATATTCTGTTTTATTGTTCCCTACAAATCTACAACCTTTTTATTTATCAACAAAATATTTTATAACTTTTTTTTAAGAAATTAAATATTTGCCTCTATTTGGGTTCTGTAATTGGTACGAAACAGAATATCTAATTGCGTCAATAATGTGATTCCAAGAATCTTGTGGAGTTTTTGACTTTTTTTCTAACCAAGAATAGTTGTTTAATTCTTTGATTAAATTGATGCTGTTTTCTTCAATGATCAAATCGTAATCCTGAAGCAATGAAATTCCATAGGTAATTGATCCCTGCCCTTTGATTGACTTTACTATGTTACACCCTTTTGATTTGAGTTCGTGTAGAAGTCGAGGTTCAGCAGAATCGCCAACGATTAAACCGCTTCCTGCGTGTTTTAAATTAAGCATTGCTATTTCTGATGTAGTAAGACCTTTTAAATAAAAACATTCTTTTAAATATATGATTTTGTTTGCTGTGTCTATGTTCGTTTCTACTAAGGTATTTTCATCTGAAGCAAATCCATAATCTTGACCAAAAACAGAAACACCTACTTTTTTAAATGATCCTATTTTCCAATTATTAAAAATAACCCCTTCAGCTTTACTGAGCCAACCCCCTAGCATTTGATGCCTGTACTTTTCAGGTCTTCGTTCTTTTATGTTTTCTATCTGCTGTAAATAGCTTTCAGATAAATTTTCGGCATTGTCTAGGTATGTAGTGTGAATGTATGTAGTATTTCCTTTTGTCAGATTGCTACTAGGAGGAACACCCTTGTCTTCAAAAAATCTAGAATATATAAAATGCTCTTTTGTAGTTGGGTTCAAAATTAAGATTACCCTGTTCTGCTGTTTTAAGTTTCTTACTGATAAATCAATCTTGTCAAAGATGTTTTCATCTACAAGTTCCTCTGCTTCATCCATCACCCACGTACTAACGTTTGTAAGAGACTTTAGGTTCGCTGTTTGGTCTCCTGATGACGTCTTTATCCCTTTAAAAATTATCTTGCTTCCTGAACGCTTATTTATGATTTCATCTTTTGTAATATGAAAATCTTCCTCAATACTAAGGGTTTCTATTTTATCTATAAATTCAGGTATTATTGAAATGTATGCTGAAGACAAAGTGAACCTTGTAAATAAGATGGTATGACCTGCTTCATACGTAAGAAGAACCAATAGCAAATTTATTGAATATGATTTACCTGAACCCCTACCTCCTGTTACAATAAAGTAGCGAGAATCTGAATCTGTTATAGGTGCATATTTTTTGTCTACATCTATCACTTAAATTTTATCAGGTCTTTAAAGTTTACGCTGAAGCCCTCAGATGATGTTATATCAACTGATTCTTTAGGCTTGCCGTATCTATATCCAAAGTACAAGGACATAGCACGTGAGTCCCCTTTAAGGATTTGTTTTCCTAAAGTTCTGATCACCTCTTCATTGTCTATTAAGCTGTCTAATTTTTCAATTAGTTTTATTTCATCAGCTTTTTTTGGTCTTCCTGCTCCGTCTCTTTTACCTCCGTTATTTTTTCTTTTATCCATAATTGATAATTTATTGTTTATTCAATCTTTTATATATAACGTTTTTAATTTAATTTTTTAGAAAGCTGATCCGCTTATTCCTGATGATGATTCTATTATCTCGCATTTATCAACTGATTTCCAATCCCAACTTTTCTTTAATAATACAAACCTTTCTTCAGCTTGTTTTCGTTGTTGAGGTGTCACATTTACTAACGCATCGTATATTGATTTTAATGTAGGGTCGTTTAGTTTATTATTTAATTTCTTTAATTCTAACGATAGTTTTTTGTTCACCTCTTCTAGTTCTTTGTATTTGTTCTCCATATAATGAAGTTTGTCTATTTCATCGTAATTCATTTGGCTTTTAAATATAAAAAACCTTTCGTATTCAGATAGTTTTTCATTATACAATTTATAGGTAGGGTACATTTTGAAAAGGTGTATGCAGGTTGAATGATCCATATCTTTTCCGTGATCTTGAAAGTATTTAGCAATGTTTACCCAACGCATTAAAAGTTTGTCTCTTAAAAGGTAA